TGTGCTGCAAAGTTACTAAATTATTTCTGCCCGACAATGGCAAGCAGGGTTTCAACTTGCTTTCGAAGAAAGGAATTTTCACTTTCCAAGCTTTCGACCCTAGCCTGCAGTGCTGCATCACTACCTATTGACTGGGAAACGTTGGAGCTGTTCGAACCATTGACATTTGAACCGAAAACAGCCTCTTCCATCTCGGCTGGGAGGGGAGGGGCACACTTGTCGATGATTTCCTTTATCTTTTGTATGAAATCAATTTTTATAGTTTTGCGACCAAGACGAGCCTGCACATTCTGTGGTGTAGTCCCCAGTTCTCTAGCTACATCGCTCATTGTCAAGCCCGAACGCTTTATATACTGTTTTAATTCTTCTCCACTCATAATTGTAAATCAATTTAAAATTAATTAAAAACTTACTAAAAACAACTGCAAAACAATTGTTTTTCAATTTCTTTTTTGTATTTTTGCAACCGAATTACAAAACGAGTTTAAAAACTCATTTGCAAAGATAAAGAAAATAATTTAAAATACAAAGAAAATGGGAGAAAATTTCAATTATGATTTTCGAACACCGCTGCAGAAGCAGCAGGACGAACGAAAGAAGAACATCATTGCGATGTTCGCTGATTTCCGGGCAAAGGCACCTGCCGAGACTTCGGACAGCAGAATAATGCTTGCAGTATCGCAGCAAGTAGGCTGTACCCAGCAGAACGTGCGTGTCATCCTCATCAAGGCTGGATTGATAACACCCAAGAAGAGACGTGCAGCCGTACGCAAGTAATTAAGTCGAACCAATTAACATTCAGAGCGTATGAAGAAGTTTATCGAGTTTGTGACAAGTGACGTGTTCTTATCAGTGGCATTTGCTGCCATAGTATTAACTTTAATCTTTTGGAGGGCATAGGCATGACGAACATAGAACCAAAGGTAGCGGATGCAGGCAGATACACAATGACAGAGACCTGCAAGGCATTGGGCATCCATCGCAACACCCTGCGCAGATGGGTGCAGGCTGGAAAGATGAAGGTCAAGTTTCGCAGAATCGACAACCGCAAGGTTATCGAGGGCGCAGAAATCAAGAGAGCGTGGAGGGTTGCCCTATGAGCAAGTTATCAATCAATATGCGCAGGATGATCGTGAAGTACACAGACATCTGCTGGCTTATCACTAACTGGAAGTCGAACCGCAAGACTAGAAAGTGCTGCGAACTGAACAACAAGTGCTATTTGGAGGCTGAGCGAAGAATCCAGTACAGAGAGTTTGAAGGCAACCTTTGCGTGGCACTGGATAACATACCGCTCATACCACTGGACGGAACGGACAACGAGGTATTGAAGTCGTGCCGTGAGACCTTCCAACGTTACATATTCAATCAGAGAGGAGGTAACAAATGAGGAAGATTATCGAGGAGTGCAGGAAGAAGATGTACGAAGCCATCTGGCTGGAGATAGACCGAGACCCACAGCGGCCAGCGGTTGCAAGGGTGGACATCAAGACCAAGGCAGGAGCCATCTGCGTATGGTGCGACAGCGTGGGCAACATTGCGGTCGTGACGCACAAGGGCAGCAATAACGACAGCGAGCGGCTGGAGGAAGCCATCGAGGGCTGCGTCAACTATAAGGATGTGATGGACGACTGGCTGGAGGAGAACAGCCAGTACGCAGACCAAGACCCGATGGACGCTTTCAGCGAAAGCAGGCTCGACAGCCTTATGGCTCAACTGTTTTAGACTTTTCATAAATTGTTAGACAATTATATTTCTCCCTGCAGCGGCAGGGCAAAGGGCGCACGCAAAGACTCGTTAATGTTTTTTCGTTGTTAGTTTTTATTTTATACAGATATGCGGAAACTGACAGCGTGCGCCCTACAACGGAAGGGCATACATCGGCAGCAGGCAAGGGTGTGGTAAGTTTTGGCAGTCAACTGGGGTTCGAATCCCCAGCCTTCCACTAGAGTTAATTAAAAGATATGTTGAACTAAAGATTGAACGAATTATGGAAAATGAGATTATTCAAGTAAGCGGTGGCGAAATGCTGGAAGCCATCAACCGCTCGGAGATTGACGGACAGATTGCCACAGCGCACAAGTTCCCGAGAGACATTGCACAGTGCAAGCAGAATATGGTAGCACTGGCAGCGATGGACGATGATGTGGCATACAACTGCTTCTATCACCTCGAGCGCAAGAACAAGGACGGACAGGTTTCCATCATCGAGGGTCCGAGCGTGAGATTCACCGAGATTATATCAGCCTGCTGGAAGAACCTCCGCATCGCGGGTCGCATCATCGCCAACGATGGCAAGACCATCACGGCACAAGGCATCTGCCACGACCTCGAGAGCAATGTTGCCTACTCCGTGGAAGTGAAGCGCAGCATTCTGACCTCGAAGGGCTACACCTTCTCGCAGGATATGCAGGTGGTAGTCGGCAATGCAGCGGTGGCAATCGCACAGCGTAACGCAATCTGCAAGGTCGTGCCGCAGGTGCTGATTTCAAGCGTAGTAAAGGAGGTGCAGGCAAAGGCACTGGAGCACATCAAGCAGACTGGCGTGCAGAGCCAGTGGAAGAGCTGCGTTGCCTGCTTCCAAGTCTACCAGGTAACAGACCTTATGCTGCTGGAATACCTGGGCAGGAAATCAGCCGAGGAAGTCACGGCAGAGGACATTCAGAAGCTGGGCGGTGTGTACAACGCCATCAAGGAAGGCACGACCACCGTAGAGGAGACCTTCAAGAAGCCAAAGAAGCAGGAAGCCATCGCACAGCAGGCGCAGGCAGCAGCCGATGATGCCAAGAATAAGGCGCAGCAGGCAATGAACCGCAGCCAGGGCAAGACTGGCACGGCAGCGAAGAAATAAGCCATTTTATTATAACGTTAAGCCCGAACCGCCACGGTGCAACCTATGGGGTGGGTTCCCATCGAGACAAAGGGAAGCCGTGGCAACTTTTTAAACATTCAGTAAATCAAATGAAGAAACAGAACGAAACAGACAATCAGAGACACGAGAGCACCATCGACAAGTACTTTGATAGAACCGCAGACGGTTACAAGGCATGGGCTGAGGAAGACGAGGAAGAAAGAATCTATCTGCAGATTGCAGCTGAGACGACTGGAGATGCAGACGAAGACGGAAACCAAGGATTTGATTTCCATATTGCTTACCACGGTAAAGTCAGTTTCCTCGCAGACGGAATTGCTCAAACAATGCAAAGGGATGAATTCCTTCGCTCTATCGTTATTGAAGCAGCTAGAAAATTTTTAATGAACAAATAAAAACATTCAGACAATGAAACAGATAATCAAGTACAAGAACAGAGAGGAGTGGTTGCAGAACCGCTCAAAGGGAATAGGTGCATCAGAGGCAGGCACGGTACTGGGACTGAACCCATGGGAGACCCCATACCAGTTGTGGAGACGCAAGAAGGGCATCGACCCACCAAAGGTGGAGAACTTTGCGATGGTTGCAGGACACCTGCTGGAGGATGCCGTGGCGCAGTTCTTCAAGCGAGAGAGCCACTGCCACATCATCAAGGCGAGCACGGACGACTACACCATCACGAACACCGATGCGCCATATTTGAGAGTAAGCCCGGACCGCACCTTCTGGAGAGCCGGGGCAACGCACAACGAAGCGAGCAAGAGCATCCTCGAGTGCAAGACCACGCAGATGCAGATAGATGCAGACGACCTTCCGAAGCATTGGTTCTGCCAGCTTCAGATGAACCTCGGAGTGGGCGAATACAAGGATGGAGCACTGGCCTGGCTGACAGCAGGCAGGGAGTTCGGCTACCGTGACATCGACTTCGACCCCGAATTTTACGGATGGATGCGTGACGAGATAACCAAGTTTTGGCTTGACTACATCGTGGGCAACCAAGAGCCACCTGCATACAGCGCACAAGACGTTCTATTGAAGTCTCCACTGCACAAGGCAGGAAAGGAGATTGAAGCCACAGTCGAAGTCGGGGATATGCTCATCGAGCTGAAGGACATCAAGGAGAAGGGCAAGGCACTGGAGAACCGGCAGAAGGAAATCGAGGACAACTTGAAGCTGTTCTTCGGTGACGCAGAGAGCATCGTGGACGGAAACGGCAAGACGCTGGCAACGTGGAAAGCACCGAAGGCAAGCGAGAAGTTCGATGCAAAGGCTTTTCAGACGGACCACCCCGAGGAATGCGCTGCCTACATCAAGCAGGTTCAGGGAGCACGAAGATTGCTCATCAAATAAGGGCAGGACTTATGGCTAGCATTTCTATATCAAAAACCGACCTAAGGAATATAATTTCCCAACTGGAGAATTATATTTCCCTAGGTGGAAAAGTGACAGCACCGACCGACACAAGCCAGCGGAACAAAATACGTATGGCTACCGTGCTCAAACGGAAGCTGGAAAAGAAAATATCATTATCAGAATAAAACATCATGAGTGATTCATTTATCATATACACATCATATTTAAAAATCTTCGAGCAACTGACCGATGCACAACTCGGGCAGCTAACAAGGCACATGCTTTCTTTTGCTAAGACTGGCAAAGAACCTTCTATCGAAGATCCTCTCGTTAAGTTATCATTCGCATTCATCAAAGATGATATGGAGCGAAACCAGCGTAAATACGAGGAGAAGTGCGAGCGACTCCGTGCAAATGCACGAAAACGCTGGGATAAAAAGCAATTGGATTCAGAAGCAAGCGAAGACATGCAAAAGCATACAAACGTATGCAAAAGCATGCAAATGCATGCAAATGCACAAATTGTAATGCATAATGATAATGAATATGTAAATGATAATGTTGATGATAATGATGTTTCTAAAGAAACAAATATATTAGAACCTTCTAAAGAAGCTTCTATGCAAAGTTTTTCCGAGAAAAACGTTTGCGCTGCAGCAGAGCCGCAAAAAAGTTCTGAGAAGAAGAAATCCAAGAAAGGCGAAATCGACTACGCAGCCATCAAGGACTACTGGAACGAGCAGCACGACAAGACCAACAGCGCAATGCGAAGGCTGACGCTAATGACGGAAAACCGCAAGGAGGCAATCAGAGGAAGGCTCAAGGACTGCAAGGGAGATATTTCCAAGATTTACCAGGCCATCGACAAGGCTATGGCCAGCGACTACCTGAACGAAGGGCATTCCTGGGCATCATACGACTGGGTAATGACAAGGAAGTATTTCCCGAAGGTGCTGGAGGGCAACTACGACAACACCAAGCCAGCCGCAAGCCAGCCGCCGCAATCGGCAGAAGCCAGGGCGCAGGATCCAGCGGCAACGGCAAGACCGAGCATCGGGGAACGCTACGAGCAAGCCAAGCACCAGAAGCCAGTTGTCCAGCAGAGCCAAGACGATAAGTTCCGATGGGTAATCCAGCAGAATCTTGACGATTTGAAGAAGAATCCACGGAACAAGCCAGCCAAGGACTCGCTTGCGAGATTCTACGAGAAGGGAGTTCTGCAGCGGCTGGGCATCGACTGGAAGCCCGAAAAATAACGAATTAGGGTAAAATCAGCCGCTCTGGGACGTTTCCACGCTTCGGGCGGCAAATTATAAGGCAAACAGATTTTAAACGCTTAAAACGAAAGAATTATGGCAGATTACAATTCACAGAGCATTGACATCGATTTGGAGGAAATGTTCAACAATTTATCGGATGAAGGCCAAGAGGAATTCTTGGTCGACATGTTCCGAAACTTATCTGACGAAGACAGCAGAAAGAATGTGGTAGAGGACAATATGTTGTATCTTGACGATGATACAACTATCGACATCATTGCTAACGCATTCTGGAGCATGAGCAGTTCAGACCAAAAAGATACTGCCGAGCGCATCGCGGACGTAATGACACCTGAGCAGCGTGAGGCATTTATTGAGTACATCAAGGGGATTTAGCTATGGAAGAAGAGAAAATAATAACCCACGAATGCAGAGCCGCAGGGCTCGTCTTCGAGACCGTGAGCGACTGGACGGACTGGTTGAAGGAGAACAGCTACGACATCAAGAAGCCAGTGGCAGAGCATGACGGATTCAAGTTTAACATCAATGATGCTTGCATCAATCCACACGTTTACGCAGCCTACGAGGTTGACAACCATTACAACTGGAAGGTCAAGACCGCCAATACGCAGTACGGCTGGATTTGGGGCTATGACATCAGCACCGGAAATGGAGGAAGCGTAACCCCGGCAGTCTATCCGAGCCGCTACGACAGATCGGCAATCTTCTACGAGACAGAGGAGCAGGCAGCACACGATGCTCTAAGCTTCATCATCAGACAGTTGGAGTGGAAGCCGAAGACCAAGAACAACGGCATCCTTCTGTTGGAGGCTAAGAAGAAGCGGGCAGACATCGTTCATCCACAGATGGAACTTTTTAAATAGTTATCTATGAACAGAGTTAATAATATCATACTTGTCCGTGAATGCGGTCTTCATCATCTGTCAGTTGGCGACAGAGACATCTGGCTGGCAGATGATGAAATCAAGGCTCTAGAATGTATCCTAAAGGATTACAATGCGGACACGAACAATTTTAAACGTAGTTGAAAATGAAGAAGATAGAAATCATCACGGACAGCCACCGCCATCACGTATACGTTGGCAGCACCGACTTCTGGCTCGATACCCTGGAGCTGGTGGAACTGTACAAGAAACTGGGACACGTCAAGCTGTAACAGACAAAAGAAACAAGAGTAACAAACAATAAAAAACATTCAGATTATGGGACAGAAAGATATGGATATTTACGAGATTTTGAAGGGTGTGCCTGTTGGCACTAAGTTATATACGCCAATGTGTGGAAAGGTTGCGTTCACTTATCTTGCATCCAGCAAGGAAACAATCGGGACTAAGGATAAGTACGGACCTCGTTACTTCGACAAGAACGGCAGATGGATGGAGGGAGGAGAAGTAATGCTTTTCCCATCCGATAAAATGAGAGACTGGAGCAAGTTCGCCTGGAAAAAGGGAGACGTGCTGGTTTCCAAAAAAGAAGGTGCGCATATTATCTTCGAGAAGTTTACAGATGATACATACACCATTTTTGCCGGTAAGTATTATTATCGCAAAGCTGGCAAGAAAGGATATTCTTACCTCAGAGAATGCAATAATGCCAGTACGGAATGTTTCGCTGCCGAAACCGAGGATGCAGCCAAGACCTACATCAGCTTCATCGAGAAGCGATTGGGCGGAAAGCTGAACCGTGAGACCCTGGAAGTAGAGAAGCCGAAGAAGAAGCCAGTGTTTGAGTTGGGCAAACTCTACGTTTTCAATGAGAATGACGAGGACGGAGAGCTGACAATCATCGGCAAGCTCATCGGCAAGAACGAGAGCGAGGACACGCTGACATTCGGCAACCAGTACGAAATCGAGAACGAGAAGTTTGTGACCGACCAAGCCTTCGACCTGCGCATCAGCGTACACGAGGAACTGCGAGAAGCAACAGAGGACGAAGCCATCACGTTTAAAGAGGCTTACACCCAATGGGTTGAGAAAGAGAAGAAAGCGATGAAAGCGAAGGAGCAGCCAGTCTTCAAGACCTTCGACAAGGTGCTGGTGAGGAACGGAGAGAGATACAAGTGGCTACCAGCGTTATTTGTTCGTGACCGTGGAGAGAATTCTGCGAGAAGATACACCGCCTTGCCTATCCACATCGGTACAGCAGCAGACTTCGCCAGCTGCATCCCATTCGAGGGCTGTGAGCACCTTGCCTTCACGTCAGACCCATTCTAGAGAGCCTATGGCGAGCGAACTGTGCAAGGCTTGCGAGGGAGGGCGGAACTGCATCAACGGCAGGTACTGCCCATCTCGCAGGCAATATGTTGAACACCAAGACATCAAGGAATGCAATGGTAATGACGGTAGAAGAGCGCAAGAAGAAAAAGGCTGAGTATCATAAGAGATACTATCACGAGCACCGAGATGAGATTCTTTCCAAGAGCAGGGAGCGGAGAAAGGCAGCATATATGGCCGACCCTGCCAGATTTGCTGAATATACCAAAAAGTACGAGATGAAGAATCTCGAGAAGACGAAGGCATATAGAAGAAGCTATTATTTGAAGAACCGTGAGAAGATACTTGCGATTGCAAAGAAATGGCGCAAAGAACATCCGGAAAGAGTCAAGGCTAACAACAAGAAGAACTACGATGCAGAAAGGCAGAGAAGGGCGTATGTCCGAATGATAGAGCGTGAGCGCAATGGAAAAATGCCGGATATTGACAAGGTTTCCGCTTTATTCAAGAGTGAGACGCAGGCAGGGCATTTAAGATGGCTCGTGAACAATCAGAGAGAAAAAATCAGAGATAAGATGGCGCAGGATGAAAAGGAATGCGCAAGTAACGAACAGACTGGGATGGAATAGCAAAGAACAGTCCTGGCGGCAGAATACAGGTAACATAAGTTTAACAACAATGGTTGTATGGATGCCTGCTAGTTATTATTAATCTGACCCCACGGAAAGACGTGAGCCGCACAAGACTGTATGCCATAAACCAGACCACACGAAAAAGAAAGCGAGGTGGAACATGAAGGAATAACAGAAGATTCCCAAGAGGGAGTGCTTACAGAGTAAACTCATTTGATACAAGATTATTCTTTATTTTGCAAAACGACAAGCACTCCCTCGATTTTCAGTTTCAAGCCCGAAAGGAGAAGGGACTATAGGGTAGAGGATAGTAGTAGGGAGCTAGCGCACAAGCGCACACATGCGCACGCATACGCACGAAAGATTCGCTTCCCGAACAACTACCCACAGTCACAGAGATAACGGATTAGAACGAAAATTTCAAGAAAATAACAAAAAAAAGAAAATCAAAAATAAAACAAAAGTAAAACAAGAGAAAACGAAATGGAAAAAGGAACAGTTATAATCGGCATCGACCCCGACAACCAGGAAAGCGGTGTCGGAGCAGTATTTGACGATAGAAAATTCTTAGCTTACAAGATGAACTTCCCGGCTCTGATTGACTACTTGAAGGCAATGAACGAGAGCTGCAAGAAGATTAAGGTCGTCATTGAAGGCGGCTGGCTCAACAAGAGCAACTGGCACGTGCTAGGCAGATTTATGACGGCAGTCAAGGCAGCAGCCATAGGACGCTCAACCGGAATGAACCATCAGACCGGAATCCTTATCGTAGAATGCTGCGAGCATTACAATATCCCCTACGAGATAATTAAGCCGCTGAAGAAGTGCTGGAAAGGCAAGGACGGAAAAATAACACAAGACGAAATCGCCTACTTCATCAGCTCAGACGGAAAGCTCCCGAGAATGAACCAAGACCAGAGAGACGCACTACTCCTCGCCTGGGTGTGTGCCGGATACCCGGTCAAGGTCAAGCCAAAGACACAGACAACCCTCCAGAAGACCATCAGTGCCTTTGACGGATGGAATGTTGATAAAAGTTAAAAGTGTACGAAGAACGAACAACTAAAGCGAAAAAGTCGTATCTTTGCACCAATGTTTATCAAATAAACAGTTTATCGAACTTAAAACAAGAAGAAAATGAAAACAGAAGAAATCGCACTATCGAGGGTCAGCGAGAACGAAGCGAACCCGAGAACCATAACTAAGGCGAGCTTCCAAAAGCTGGTCAAGAGCATTCTTGTCTTCCCGAAGATGCTCCAGCTTCGCCCGATAGTCGTAGACGAAACCTACAAGGTACTGGGTGGGAACATGAGAACGAGGGCACTCTGCCACATCGTGAGCATGACACCCGAAAACATCAATGACGTTCTCGACACAGACCAGCGGCTGACCGATTCAGAGAAGCGGTTAACCGCCTACTACTGGAGCCTGTGGAAGGAGCAGCCGACTGCAACCATCGTCAAGGCATCAGACCTCACGGAAGCGCAAAAGAAAGAATTCATCATAAAAGATAATGCTGGCTTCGGAGACTGGGACACCGAAGCACTGGCGAACCAGTTCGGAGACCAGCCGTTGACGGACTGGGCAATCCCACAATGGATTCTCGGTATGGCAGGCATCAGCAACGAGCAAAAGGAGGGGGGCGATACACCAACGGAAGGAGAAGGAGCACCGAAACCAAGCCTAGTGGATAAATTTGTCGTTCCTCCCTTCTCAATCCTCGACACACGCCAAGGCTACTGGGTTGAGCGCAAGAAGCAATGGCGTGCCATCGTTTCCAGCAAGGACATCGGGGCAAGCCGTGAACAGACCCTCGTCCGTTCCAAGGAAATGCGATACAAGGAACTGTACTCCAAGAGCGAGAAGTTCAGAAAAGAGAAAGGCATCACTTTCGATGAGTATCTCGACAACTACGTATCGCCCGAAGAGAAAGCAAAGGCAGACCGTAGCGTATTGGCGCAGGGTACAAGCCTTTTCGACCCAGTACTGGCGGAAATCATCATGCGATGGTTCTGCAAGCCACATGGAAAGATTATCGACCCATTCGGAGGGGAGCAGACAAAGGGTGTTGTTGCTGGCACGCTAGGCTACGACTATCAAGCTGTGGAAATCCGCAAGGAGCAGGTCGACATCAACACAGAAGCGACCAAGGACTACGGCAGCGTGAAATATTTCTGCGGTGACTCAAACAACATCGGGCAGATAATCAAAGACAACGATTTCGACCTCTGTTTCACCTCGCCACCATACTACGACCTGGAAGTCTACAGCAAGGAGGATATGAGCGCACTCGGCACATACGAGGAGTTTATGAGCCAGTACGAGAACATCTTCAAGCAATGCGTGGATAAGATGAAGGACGGTTCATTCCTGGTTGTCAAGATTGGAGAGATGCGAAACAAGAAGAACGGAGAGTACCGAAATTTCGTTGGCGACAATATCTCCACCTTCCTGCGGCTCGGACTTCACTATTACAACGAACTTATCTTTATCGAGCAGGTCGCGTCCCGATGCCTTAGAGCCGATGGCGGTATGAAAAGCCGTAAGACACAGAAGTGCCACCAGAACGTGCTCGTTTTCTATAAAGGCGAAATGGACGAAATCAAGAAGACGTTCGAGGAAATGAGAATGCCCGAAAAGATGCACTCCAACGTTCTGGTATTCTACAAGGGCGACCCGAAACACGTTCAAGACCATTTCCAGCCCATCGAATACAACGAGGAAGAAGCACAGCAGCTTGCAGACACCTTCAACAGCGTAGCACCGCCAGCAGGCGAGGAAGAGCAACCAGCAGAGGAAGGAGGGCAGAGCGATGAAGGCACAGACGATTGACATCAGCAGAACTGCGAAGACTATCCGTGCCCACATCATCAAGCGGCACATGGAAGAGAACCACATCGACCGCTGCGTCTGCTTTTCCTGCGGCAACGCATCAAGAGCCATCAAGGATGCCGGAATCCCCTGCGTGGAAATATCGCCCGGTGGCGACCTGAGTGCGAACCGCTGGTGGAGTATGAACGAGATACGCAACACCTTCCCCGATTCCTTCGATGCAACGAGCGGACACCTGCCAATGGATATGATGAACCAACTGGCAGCAGAATTCAGAATTATCCTTTCCGACACCATCAAGGAGGGGCACACCTACACCATACCGACTGGCAGCGGTGAGACAGTCATCTGCCTGCGGATGGCTTTCCCTAAGTCGCGGTTCATCGCCCAATGGGACAACCAAGACCCAAGCTGCGAGTACTCAGACCAAGCACCGATGGCGCAACTGGTAAAAGCCACCGGGGAATGGGAGATAATAAACGGATGAGACGATATGTGGGCGTATGTGGCGCGTTCTCAAACTATGCGTATAACTAAGCGTGGTTGGAACGTTCGAGCCGTGTGCGCAAAATTCGCAAAAAATAACCTCCAAGGGAGCGGAAACGAAAAAGGCAGGAGATTAACCCCTGCCCATCGCTTTGAGAATACACTGGTTGATGAAGTCGCTGCGGTCTTTCTTATCGACCCCTGCCAAGATGTTAGCCACGTCCTCGGTAGCACCGAAATAGAATGTTGCAGCGTATTTCTTCGTTCGCCCTGCACCCTTGCGAGCACCTCCCCAAGACTTGGAGGTAGTTTCATTCGTAGTACTCATAATGTTAAAAATTTGGTGATATGAAAAATAATTCGTAAATTTGCAAACGAAATCCCAAAGTGGGTTGGTGGTTCGAGCACCACCCCTTGGAGCTTAGAATAATCTAATCGTAAATGATAAGATTTCTATTTTCCAAATCTTCAATGAAATTTTCAGTACGTTCATAAGACTTTGGGATTTCATTTTACTTTTCCCTCATCCTCGGAGGGTTTCAGTAAATAAGGACTCTTCCCTTATTACGTTTGCAAAGATACGAAATTTATTTGAAATATGCAAGTTTTTCAAGTAGAATTTTTATAAAAAATCAAGTAAATTTCAAGAAATAAATATGCCACAAGGTAACAACAACAAGCGAAGGGCGCAGCGCATTGACATCGAGAACCGCCTGCAGATTATCGCACCCTTATACCGCAAGGGATGGACGGAGCGAGAAATCACGGCAGAGGTTCGCAAGCGTCTCGACAGCCCGAAGTACAACCAGGCACACTGCGACATTCAGCGGTTGCTGAAGGAGTGGAGGGAAGAGCGGCTGACCGACACCGATGCAAAGATTACGAGCGAGGTCGCAAGGTTGAAGCTGGTAATACGTGAAGCGTGGGATGCGTGGGAGAAATCCAAGGAAGACTATCACGAAAAGAAATCGAACCAGCAGGGACTTCCAGTCGTAGATGAGCGAGGGAGGATGGTTTCTATCGAGACCGTCAAGACGATGATGTACGATGCCGAGAAGCGAGGATTCGGAGAACCACGCTACCTCGACATCATCATCAAGGCTGAGACGCAAATCTGCAAGTTGCTCGGACTGGATAAGGTCGTGCTCGACCTGAACGCAGGCTTCCAAGGCGGCATCGAGGTTCGATACGTCAACTCGGGGCACGAGTGTGCATCCAGCGAGCAGGAAGTAATCGAGCGTGAGGGATTGGATAGAGAATAATTTTTACCATAAATTGTTTTAAGTTTTAGTTTGTTTGAAGAATGGCACTATTTGACGTTATTGGTGAACTGTATGCCCCGAATGCGGACGTGAAGCCAAGGTTTCTCGTAAACCAAGGAGGCACGTCCTCGGGGAAGACATACACCATTATGCAGCGTCTTATAGTGCTTTCTTTTGAGCATCCGATGGCAATCATCACGGTGTGCGGTCAAGACCTCCCGAACTTGAAGGTGGGAGCCATGCGTGACCTCGACACAATCCTGCACACAAGGGCAGAGCTGCTGGACTGGTTCAAGAACAACAAGAGCGACAGCAGCTACAGAGGAAAGAACGGTTCAATCATCGAGTTCAAGAGCTACCAGGATGCGCAGGATGCAAAGAACGGTAAGCGAGACTACCTGTTCGTGAACGAGGCGAACGGTGTGCCCTACGAAGTGTTTTGGCAGCTTGCCATCCGAACCCGAAAGCAGGTGTTCATCGACTACAACCCAAGCGCAAGGTTCTGGGTGCACAACAACATCATCGGAAGGGATGACTGCCGGCTGATCCTAAGCGACCACAGAAACAACCGATTCCTTACTGAGCAGGAGCACAAGAAAATTGAAGAGATTGACGATCCCGAACTTTGGCGAGTGTACGCTAGAGGATTGACCGGAAAGATTACCGGGCTTATCTTCACCAACTGGGGCATCGTTGACAAGCTGCCACCAAGGGAGGAGTGGAAGATGGATTGCTGGGGGTTGGACTTCGGATTTACCAATGACCCAACGGCACTGGAGCACCTTATATTGGCGCACGGAGAGCTGTGGGTGGATGAGGAAATCTACCAGCCGGGACTGACGAACGAAGACATCGCAGACCGATGCAAGGAGCAAGGACTGACGAAACGAGACCTCATCATTGCGGATTCGGCAGAACCTAAGAGCATTCAGGAGATACACAACCAAGGTCTGTGGATAATACCAAGCACCAAGGGTAAGGACAGTATCAACAACGGCATCGACATCTTGAAGCGTTTCCGCATCAACATAACCAGACGAAGCCACGGCATCATCGAGAACATGCAGCAATACAAGTGGAAGAAGTCAAGGGATGGAGAGACCACGAACCAGCCTATAGACGCATTCAACCACGGCATAGACGCAATACGATACGTAGCCTTGAAGAAGTTATCCGTAGCGAGCCACGGAACGGCTAGAGCGCACGTATTGAGACAATAACTACGACAAAATTATAAAGCGTATGGATAAGAACACTACATTCAAGTATTGGCTGGCAGTGGCAAGGCACACCAGCTACAAAATCGGCAAGCAGCCACGACCAGCGTTTGTCGGAGGAAAACAAGTGCCCGGCAATCTCAACCAGCTATCCATCGGGCAGCTGATTGACCTTTCCCAGCTATCCGACAGCGAGGAAAGTCTGTATCAGATAGTGACAACCGTCCTCGGTCTGAGCCACAAGGAAGTGGAGCAGGCTAGGGCGGTTGATGTCGTTATGCTCATCGGCTGGGTAACATCAGAGGTGGAGCGCATCAACAAGCTCTTCGAGAGCACCGACACAGCGAAGCCAACGAGACTGGAGAAGGAGGCAGGCATCGACACCCTGCGCTTCGGCTTGTTCGGCATGCTGGACTGGTATGCAGTGAGGATGGGCATCAGCGACCACGACCAAGTATTGAAGACACCATGGCTTCGCATCTACAAGTGCATGGAAATGGACAACAAGAGAAGCGTGTACGAGCGGAACCTGCAGAAGTTGCAAGCGGAAGAAATGAAACGTAAATCCAGATAATTATGGCAACAATCAGAGAAACATTAAAGCAGTTGGCAGCAGACACGCTACCAGACTACACCTACCTTTTCGAGGACTGGGACACAGCGGACACCAAGCTGGAGAAGCTGAGCTATCCTGCCATCGTGTGCATCATTCCAGCCAGCGGCACGACAGAGATACGCAACGGCAGAGTTTACGACACCGTGAACGTTGCCCTGGCTTATCTAGACACCGTACCGAGGGGAGCGGAAGGAGAAGACAACGGAGAGTGCATCGACCGAATGAAGGTGGCAGGGGCAAGGATGATACGAGCCATCAACCAGTCGCACCAGTTCGAACCGCTGGAGGGGCAGCAGTACTACGAGACCATCATCGAGCGGCTGAGCACGATCGTGTCGGGCGTAATGTACTCCCTGCAACTGACACAGAGCATAGGAGGGTGTGAGGTATGAGCAAGGGAGGAATACAATTCGACCCAAAGGCGGCATCGCTGATAATGAGGGAGGAAGTGGAGAGAGCACGGCAGCTTATCATCAACCACATCAGAATCAACGGACAGAACGCATCGGGGCGCACCATAGCGAGCCTAAAGGTGGAGCAGCCCAGCGAGGATGAGACCATCCTTTGGGGGCACAAGCCATTCGGGGTTCTCGAGACTGGACGAAGGGCAGGAAAGATACCATACGGATTCCGTGGCATCATCCGCCAGTGGATGAAGGACAAGGGACTGCACGGCACACCTATCCCCTACAAGACCCAGCGACCGCACAAGTACACACCGCAAGAGCGTGGCGATATGAGTATGGCAGGGGCAATCGCCCACACCATCGCCAACAAGGGTTCTAGGCTGCACCGCACTGGCGGCAGGGCTGACGTGTACAGCAACGTTGTGCCCGATACGATGAAGCGGTTGGGGCAGAGACTTATTTTCTTAATCCACCAGTCGGTGGGAAGTATCAAACTAAACAATGAGACTGTATGAGACAGACAACGAAAAACAATATCACGATTCAATACCCGGACGCTGTAGGCTTCGCATTCTTGCCTTGCATCATCAAGGCGAGCGGAAGCAACCTATCGTGGATTGAGGTAATAATCAGATATAACAACATAGAACGTTCCTACAACGTGGAAACGTTGAACGACCGTTGCATAACGGACTTCAAGACATACGTGCAAGCTCTTTTTGATGGACGTATCAATGCAGCCTATGATTGGACAGTAAGCTATGACTCCAGCATTCTAAACATTCTCGTGAGTATCAAGGTCAACGCATACGATGACGGAAACGTACAGCTTGCGAGCTTCGACTTCACTACGAACATGGTTTGGGGCGCACCAAAGTATGGGGAGACCTGGAATAGTTACAAACGCCTTACATGGTTCACTAACTTTCCGTTCTCCTTTGGCATATACTTAAGCAAGTTGAACACCAACCTACTAATCGGTTACGAGAGAGTACCAAATAAGCTAATGAAGATTCCGATTAACGGTATGGTGGACTTCTACGCAGGCATATTGCCTAGTGGTGCAAAATACTGGAACATATACGATTATGACGGAGAGATTCAACAGGGAACATTCGACAATTCATTCGACCTTACTTTCAGCTTAACTACCGGTGGCAAGCAGTCTCTATTGCTGCGCATCGACAGAGACGATACCGAGAGCGGCATCTATCTGCGTTGGATTGACCGACACGGATTTATCCGCTATTGGCTCTTTGCGGCTGGGGAGGAAACGAGGGAAATAGCCAGCGACCTGAGTTTCATACGCAACAATTTAGACGATTATCTATACGGCTACTATGGCGATAATGGAAGAAGGCAGGGATACGAGCGCACGGATTCAATCAAACTTTGTGCTCCGTTGGTTGACAGTGATACGTTCGACATGCTGCAAGACCTAACTAGCAGCCCAGTCGTTGACATGTACCTCGGTGGAGACTGGACGCAAGAGGAAGATGAGTGGATGAGCGTGACAATCAAGGCAGGAAGCTACACGAAGAGCACAGCTTGCTTGCAGGATTTCGTGTGCGAAATGATTATTAACAACATTAACGTACAGAGACTATGATAGACCAGCGACTTTACATTGACGGTGTCCTTATGGACTTGTCGGAGAGCACCGATGTGGTTCTCGACATAAAGAGCAACCTTTTTCGTGATGTTACGAAAATGACCTCGAACTACACATACACCATCCAGTTGCCACGGACGGTGCACAACCTTTCAGTTTTGCAGCAAGCTGACAGACCGAAGAGCAGTAGCAGATACCCTTTTATTTTCCACCAGTGCAGTTATTTCCGTGGAGGTGTGCAAATTATCAAGGACGGACGATTGAACGTGCTGAGCATCGAGGAAAGCATCGAAGTCTCAATTTACTGGGGTATAATGCCAGCGTTCACGAAGCTACTGGAGAGCGGAATGAAACTGAACGAACTGGGAGTGACAGACAGAGTGATTTTTGAAAAGTACAACACTCCAAACACCAGGGAGGAAGCCGTGAGCAAGGGGATATTCTTTGCTTATTACAATCCATACAGAATTGAGAGCAAAGATAACTTTGGTATTAATTTGGTGCAGAGGAATAAATATACCACGACACAATACTCGGCTAGCCGTGGACGCATCAGAACTGGCGCAGAGGTCGGAAAGTACATCAGCGGAAATATAGAGAGCGCATCAAACATGATTTGTGCTCTTATCCCTTTCTTGCCATCATCAACGGCAAATGTGCAAGCGCAAGGAAAGGGCGATTACAGAAGCTATGCAGTACTGGATAAGTACATGCAGGTTATATCCGTGAGCGGAGAAGATGAGACGCTGGAAGAATATACCATCAGAGGAGAGGCAAGGGCTGCGTACCTTGTAGTGAATGCGCCTGCAGAATATTACGGAACTTTATCGCTATCTGTTACCGGGCTGACACCTATGTACGAAATGATAGATGGCGATAACGAAGAGGATTTCGTGGGCGATGATGTGGCGGTGAACGAACATAAGACTTCTCCAAAATTCTTGCAGCCATGCGTGACCGTAAACTGGCTATTGTCAAGGATAGCGAGGAAGTCGGGCGTATCTTTCGTTTGGCAGGATGATGAAGCAAAGAAGATGTTGAACAACCTTGTTGTGCCTATCATCAACAACAAGGCAGACGACAAGACAATTCTTGGTAATCTGACCGCAGACGTTAAGAGCCGTGACGGACTGGGTGCGCTTTCCTTTTCCGTCAACAACTCATTGACATCAGTCACACCAAGCACTGGCAGCGATGTACAGAAACTGACGATAACAAAGGATTGCGAACTGAACTTTGATGTGCAAGTGCAATACTACGTCAGACATCAGTTTGAAGACGCAGCGGAGATTCAGTTGCCTATGGGCGTAAAAATGACCGTAACAACACCAAGCACTACTGGAGGTGAGGCATCCACGCAGGAATACGAGTTCGGAGATTTGAAATACGAGGATGGCCAGGTTAAGTACCCGGTCGTACTACGCAGCTATGCTATCAACGGCTATCTTTATTTGCTTTCGGCAGGAACGATCACAATATCTCTAAAGAAGGACGATGTACTGACGTTTGAGACTATCATGCACGGAGTGGAAACTGTTAACCTGCCTTCCGTTTATGGCGGCAAAATCACAGCGAGCGTCAAGAGTGGGGACAGCGTACCGATTGGGGGAAGTTTCCCTATTGGCATAAACCTGCCCGAAATCGAGGTAACAAACTTCATTAAGTTTCTGGCTTTGATAACTGGCTCGTTCCCTAGGCAACTGACCAACAGCACGCAAGTGCAGTTTATCATGTTTACCAGAGTTTGGGCAAACAAGGCGAACGCCTACAACTGGAGCGGAAAACTCATTCCGTATGACCGCCAAGGTGCACCACGGAAAAGCGAGTATTCCGTTTCAGACTTCATGCAACACAACCGCTACAAGTGGAAGGAAGACGAAGAGACAACCGGGGACTATGATGCAGACCTCGCAATCAGCAACCAGACTTTGGACTATGAGCAGGACACGTGGACGCTACCTTTTGCAGCCAGCGATGACAACCGCATACCGATAAGAACACTGGATTCTTTCGGCATGAAGAATGGTGGAGAGTATAAGGGATGCAAGGAGCGAATAATGACGCTTAGGGATGATAAGGAGCAAGCGGCACTGCGATTTGATATTGACCTTCAGAACATATTCGATACGAAGTACAAGCAGCTTGCAGCAAGTATCGCCAGGGCGCACGTAATCACGGAACGGCTCAATCTGTCGGACTTGGATATACTAGATTTTGACGAAACGAAGCCAGTGTACCTTGCGCAGTACGGAGCGTATTTTGCGGTTCTCGAAATCAAGACCACAAGCAGCGGATACAGCGAGGTTACAATGATAGAGTTGAACAACTAAAAGACAAAAAACTATGGTAAGTGAAGACAAACAGCAGATTCTTGACATCAAGGTCAAGTACGAGGATGCAATCTATGGCATCATCAGATACAAGGAGAAGATAGACCAGCTAAAGCAATCCATCAAGGACTTGCAGCAGCAGGAAAAAGACAAGACCATCACGACCAACGAGATGAAGTTGCAGACGGAAGCCATCAACGCAACCATCAAGGAGTACCAGTACAACGTGCGTGCCTTGCGGAAGGAGATCCAGAACAACGTGCGCACAGAGAACGAGCAGGAAGGCAGCTTGAAGCAGTTGCGTGCCCAGCTTTCCAATGCCACCAAGAAATATGACGAAATGGCGAAGGCAGAGCGAGAGGGAGCAAAGGGGCAGGAGATGCAGGAGCATATCCAAGACTTGATAGAGGAGCTGAAAGAGGCTGAGGAGGCTACTGGAAGATTTCAGCGCAGTGTCGGCAGCTATTACGATTCCATGATGAAGGCGGCTGACGACATACAGAACACCGAGTTTTTAGGTTTTGATGTTGTTGATGATACTGGAATCGGAAAGGTCATGGAAATGGGAAAGTCCGTGGAAGACCTAAGGGTAAAGTTTGGTGCGTTGAAAAATACGGCTCTTTCCTTATTGACCAACCCTTATTTCCTCGCCATGGCAGGTGTGGCAGGTGTCGGAATGGCTTTCAAATGGTTCTATGACTACAACAAGGGATTGATGGAAGCCACACGACTGACGCAGCAGTTTACCGGATTGACTGGGGACGAGATGAAATCCGTGCGCAACGAGGTTCTTGCGGTATCCAATACATTCGGTTTGGAATTCACGGAGACGATGCAGTCTGCTAATACGATGAGCAAGGCTTTCGGCATTTCCGTTTCGGAGAGTTTGAAGATTATGCAGGACGGACTGGTGAGCGGTGCGAACGCCAACGGTGAGTTTCTCGATACGATTAAAGAATACCCGAGATACTTCAAGGAAGCAGGATTGAACGCTGAGGAAATGGTGGCAATATCAACGCAAGCGACCAAGGAAGGTATCTTCAGCGACAAGGGTGTTGATACCATCAAGGAAGGAAATCTACGACTGCGAGAAATGACAACCGCTACGGCTGCTGCGCTTGACGGAATAGGCATTTCTTCTAAGCAAGTTCAAAAGGACTTGCAGGACGGAAGCAAGACCACATTCCAGGTTATGCAAGAGGTGGCTAATAAGTTGAAGGAACTTCCGCAATCCAGTGCCGCAGTAGGTAGCGCAATTGCCAACATTTTCGGTGGTCCGGGAGAGGATGCCGGACTTGCTTATATCGAGATGCTCGGTAATATCGAACTTGATATGGACAAAGTGAAGGCAAAGTCCGGGGATATTGCCAAGGCCCAAGAAGACGAATTGAATGCAACCAAGGAATTGCAGGACGCAATGGCTTCTTTGTTTGATTACACCGGGGGCGGATTCGAGAAGATGAAGGCTCAGTTGTCAACGATTGCGAAGAAATCACTTACGGCAGTTATCAAGGGAGTAGTGAAGGCGATAAACTACTTCATCGACTGGTACAACGAGAGCCTTCTTCTTCGAGGGATAATCAATGCGCTCGGCACAAGTTACCGATTGATGTGGAACGCAATCAAGCTCGTATGCAATCTAGCAATAGACGCATTCAAAAGGATGGGCTTTGCAGCCAAGGGCATGCTTGATATTCTCGAAGGTATCGTTACATTCGACCTATCAAAGGCGCAGAAGGGATTCAAAGAAATGTTCGATATATCCGGCACAATCAAGGAAGCATGGCATGACATCAAGAATGCTGGTATCGAGATAGGCAATTCCTTCGCTGACGGATTCGAGAACACTGTGAACGGAAGATTGCAGCACATAAAGCTAGCCAGCGTGGATGGTGGAGCGACCAGCAGCGAGCCAGTGAGCGGAAACAAGGGAACAACACCAGCAGCAGCCAAGGGCAGCACCACCAAGACCAAGGCACAGAGAGCCAAGGAAGAAGCGGAAGCCAAGGCAGAAGCAGAGCGCAGGAAGAAGCAGGAGAAAGAATTGCAGGAACAAATTGCGCTTATACAGTTCCAGTACAACGAACAAGTAATGGACGCAAAGAAGCGATACCTCGCAGGTATGTACGACAACGAGCGAGACTACAGCAACGACCTCGAACAGCTGGAGAAGGACATGGTGGCAAGGAGCATTGACGCATACGTGGCGGCAGGGCAAATCGGAGCGGAAAAGGCGCAGGAAATGCAGGCAAAACTTCTCGACATCATGATTAAGGCGAAAGAGGACTTGAAGAACCAAGCCAAGGAGATTGTGGACGAACTCAACAAGGAGTTCGAAAACGCAGAGAAGGAACGCAAGGATGCGAACATCATGAACGGTGGCACTGGAGAGGAAGATGATGCCGCCAAGCTGGAGAGATACAAGGCTTTCCTAGAAAGCAAGATACAAGCCTACAAGGACTATGCAGCCGTGCAGGAGCAGCTACAGAAGGAACTTGCGGACACAGAGGTGGATATCGAAGAAAAAAAGAATCAAGAAAAGAATAAACTGACAGAGGAACAGCTTCAAAATGTGAAAAACTATATATTGGCGGTTGGAGATGCTTTTGTTGATTTTTTCAATAGCGAAGAGAAGTCTTTTCATTCTTTTCTGAAATCTTTGCTTATTTCTTTTTTGGATGCTACCGAGATAGCTATGGAAGCGCAATACGTTGAAATCCTAGGCAAAGACTTGGTTAAATTAGGATTTGCTGGTGTGGCGAGCGCAGCAGCAAAGCTTGCATTGCTTAAGGCAGCCTTTGCAGGAGCGAAAGCACTCGTCAAGGGATTTTCCACTGGTGGCTACGTCCAAGGCTCGGGCACTGGAACGAGTGACAGCATCCCGGCACGGCTATCAAATGGAGAGAGTGTAATGACCGCCAAGGCGACATCGATGTTCAGCCCGATATTATCCGCATTCAACCAGCTTGGCGGTGGCGTGCCTATCGTAGTTAACAACGGAGGCAGCAATATCGGTATGGATATGCTGGCGGCAGCGGTAGCAAGAGGGTATCAGATGGCTCCCCAGCCAGTAGTGAGCGTTGAGGAGATAAACCGAACACAGCGGAGAGTTCAGACGATAGAGAATATCGGCAGGCTATAATGGTGTTGTTATTTTATTAAGATTTGCGTACTGAGCGGTTTTTGGCCGAAGGTGGTAAAGTTATACGTCCAAGGCTATAAAAGCCGCTTATAGCACAAATTTTCGGCTTGTTTAGGAAAATTAACTGTTTAGGAGATAAACATATTGAAAATTATCGTATCTTTGCAGCGTTTTAAAACTTAAAAATAACGTTTCAATGGCAAAACTCAGAATATACAACGACATCGACAGTCAAGACAACAAGTTTTGGTATCAATGGTTTGGTGGTGACTGCGTGTGTTTTCAAGATATAGATGTTTTTGCGGCAAGCATACCGGAGAATGATGATACCATCGATATGCGTATCTTCTGCAATGGCGGCTCGGTTGTCGAAGGCTGGGCGATTTACGACCGACTGAGACAGAGCGGCAAGAAGATAACATGCACCATTGAGGGCAAGGCTGCTAGTATGGCAACAATCATTATGCTGGCAGCACCAAAGGAGAGCCGCAAGGCATACGAGAACGCTGCCTTTCTCCTGCACAATCCGTGGGTTCCTGGCTGGTGTCTGGGCGACCAGCTGAACGCAAAGGACTTGAAGAACCAGGGCGAGGAAATGCAGATGTGGCAGGACAAGATGGTGGACGCATACGTAGAGCGGTGCGGTTGCGACAGAGATGAGATTCAAGCCTTGATGGATAAGGACACCTTCATCAGCACCAGCGAGGCTTTGCGCCTAGGTCTTATCAGCAGCACCGTTGCACCAATCAGCGCAAGCGCATCAAAGCGCAACATAGAGCAATTCATTAATTCAAAACAACAAAATCCAAAAGCAATGGAGACGAAAACAGAAGTAAAGGCTTCTCTCCTCGACAAGATTCTCGCCAAGTTGGGCGTGAAGACACTGGAGGAAGCAGAGCAGGCTGTGGAAGAGCCACAAGCCAAGGTAGAGCCAAAGGCAATGGAACTCAACACAGCGGACGGACAGACATTGACCGTTGAGCGTGAAGAGGGAGATCCACAAGTTGGCGACAAGGCAAGTCCGGACGGAACTTTTGAAATGCCCGATGGCAAGACAATCGTTGTCGAGGACGGTGTAATTACCGACATTCAGACCGCAGACAACACCGACAATGAGGGTGGTGAAGGCGATGAAGGCGGCAGCGCATCAAGCACCGACAACGACACCGTAGCAAAGTTGCAGCAGCAGTTGAACGACACCAAGGCACAGCTGGCAAGCGCACAGAAACTTGCGAAGAGCAAGGAAGACATGCGCATCCTGAATGCCGTGAAGATGGCAGGCGGTGCGGAGAAGGTGCTGGCAGGCTACAGTAGCCACTACCAGCCAGCACAGCGACAGCCAAGCGGCAAGGGCGCAGGCGACAACGTAAACCCAGTCGAGGAAGGCAAGAACGCCATCAAGGAGAGACTTGCCAAGCTCCACAAAAAGGGCAAGAAGTAACCAAGTATTAACCCATTAAATCAGAAGAAAATAATGGCAGGATTTACGAAAAAGCAGCTGGAGAACTTGACACTCCAGCCCGAAAACCTCGCAAGCATCAAGGATGCCGTGCAGGAGACCTTCTACAAGGATGAGGATTTTTCTTCATTCGTGAACATTATGAAGGTCAAGAACGATGACCCTATCGCACTTATCGGAGAGATGGATATGGTCGGAAAGAAGGGTGGCGGTTGCGACCCTACCTACGAAGAGAAGGGCATCGCTAATAGTATGAAGCGTTGGGAACTCGGACAGTGGGAAATCCCTATCAAGATTTGCTACGAGGCATTGAAGGGCTCAATCGCTGAGTACAGCCTTAAAACTGGTACAGAGATTGGCGACCTTACCAGCACCGACTTTATGACAATCTACACCGATGCACTCCAGCGAGCCATTCAGCAGATGATTTGGCGTTTCGGCTGGTTCGGTGACAAGGCGGCAGCACTGGCAGGTTCTGGTGGCGGCAAGCTGACAGCAGGCTCGAACGTTGATATGTTCAACGTCTGTGACGGTCTGTTCAAGCGCATCTTTACAGCCACAGCAGCAAAGAACCATACCACCATCGCAGCCAACAGCGAGACCACGGCAGCAGCGCAGGTTTCAGCCTTGCGCAAAAAGGGTGCGGCTACAGCACTCGTTGACACCATCTTGATGGACGTGGACACACGTATCATTGACGACAGCGATGCAGTGTTGCTTATGACACGCTCGCTGGCTGACGCATTGACCTACGACATCAAGCAGACCTACCACGATATTATGCCGTGGGATAAGGTGTTCGATGGCTTCGATGTAGCAACCTACAACGGAGTGAAGATTGCACGTGTCGGCATTTGGGATAGAATGATTAACGCATACGAGAAGGGCGAGACAACAGTCAACCTTCCACACCGTGCGGTATTCTGCAATCCTAAGCACCTTATGGTGGGTACTGACGCTGACGCACTCATTAGCGACCTCGACATCTGGTTCGACCAGAAGGAGCGCAGAAACTATCTCTATGCTACCGGTAAGATTGGCACGGCTCTCCTCGAAGAGAATATGATCCACGCAGCTTACTAATCGCTCCAAATCTTCATCAAGTATAAAGTTTACAAATCCTCAACACCCACAAAAACGGTGTTGGGGATATAACAATTTAAAAAACGAATCAATATGACAACAACTTGTGAGAGCCTTATCGCCCAGGACATCATCATCCCTTGCGAAGACCAGGTAACAAAGGGATTGGAGGGCGATGGACTTATCATCAACCGAGACGACATTGACTTCACCAAGTCTGTTGTCGTTGGTAATATAATTAGCACATTGGTCTTGAAGACTGGCAAGAAGGCATACGTCATCCGGCAGGTGGGCAGTAAGCCATTCACTGGAACCAAGACCGAGCTGACCATTGGCACGTATCGAAACAGCTGGAAGAACACCGTACCAGTCGTGGTATTGGCCAACACACCTGACGTTTGCGCAAATATCATTGACGGATTGGCCAACGGTAAGTTCGTTATCATCATGCGCAACCTTTCAAAGGGAGCAGACGGAAAGGCAGAGTACCAGGTATTCGGATATGCGCAGGCACTGAAGGCAAGTGCTGGCGAAAACGACAAGTACTCAGACGACACAGAGGGTGGCTGGCTTATCACGCTGGAAGAGGAGAGCGTACCGAAGGCAGCTTATTTCTTCTTCGACACAGACAGCGAGACCACGGCAGCCAAGTACGCCAGTCTGACAACAGCAGCCGTAGGAGGTTAAGCCATGACCTACGAGGAAGCAACAGCCAAGGTCGGTGAGTTGAAGGCACGTTTTGACAGTCCCTTTGATGCAACCGACAAGGCAGTTATAGAAACTCTATATTTTGAGGTAACACGCAAGCGTTTCGTTCCAACAACCTGCCAGCAGTGTTACCACGATGCTTTGATTGAAATATATCTAAAACTCAAAAAAGAAAAGGCAATGCCAAAAACATGTAATTACGTCATGAAGGCAGGTTTCATTATTTCCTGCCCGGATTTCTACCATGGTAAGATTTTCACTAATGAGAACCTGACCGACAAGGTAGCGCACGAATATCTGACGAAGTACCCACAGATGGAGAAATACTTCCAGAAGATACCCAGCGAGGAACTCATCGAGAACAAACAGCAGCCAGCAGGCAGCGACAAGAAGAAAGACCTCGACCAAGCCGAAAAAGCAGGCAAGGAAGAGTAACAAAACAACAAGTAAAACGACACAAGCAATATGAACGTTAAGACAGTTAAAAAGCCAAAGCGAAGGGTTGATATTGGCTACGTTAGCCGATTCAAGATGCAGGCATACGGATATGACAACCTATATCCGCAGAACCTCGCACGCATCACGGAAGCAAGCGGAACGGCAATGCTCTGCCTTAACCGCTACGCCCGATTCATTGAGGGCTACGGCTTCGATAGCGATGTTATCGCAGTGTTAGCGATGAACCAGCAAGGGGACACGGCAGACGATTTATTGCGGAACGTATCGGGCGACCTCGCTAGATTTGGAGGCTTTGCCCTTCACGTCAATTATAACGTTCTCGGGCAGGTGTCGAGCGTGAGCCACGTACCATTTGAGAATTGCCGACTGGAAGAGACGGACGACAAGGGGAACGTGGCGCACGTCTTGTTGCATCCCGACTGGGAGCAGAAGAAAACGAGGAACGGAAAGCGTTTGTTGGTGAACGAGAAGACTATTGAGCGCATCAACGTCTTCAACCCCGACCCCGACATCGTTCTTGAACAGATTGAGAACGCTGGCGGCATCGACAGCTACAATGGACAGATTCTGTGGCAGAGCCTAGACGGACAGTTCATCTATCCGACAGCCAGCTACGATTCAGCCATCACGGAGATTTCGACCGATGAGGGACTGGGCAACGTGAAGATGCGAAACGTGAGAAACAACTTCCTCGTATCGTGTATGCTCGTAACCAAGAAGGGCGTGCCTAAGTTCGATGAGAAAGGCGAAGAGGTGGAGAGCGGACAGATGATTTCCGATGAAGACCTTTTGCAGTTCCAGGGGGACGAGAACACAGCGAAGATTCTTGCGGTCGAGGTTGAGAACGAGGAAGACGAACCGAAGGTTGTGGCTTTCCCTACGAAGAACTTCGACAAGGAGTTTTCCGTGACCGACAGCAGCGTTATCGAGCGCATCTACGCACAGTTCCACCAAGAACTCTTCTACTCAATCCGTATTGGCAAGCTGGGATTCAGCGGACAAGTTATGCAGGATGCCTACGAGTACTATGCAGGCGAAGTGACAACAGAGCAGCGTTTCATCGAGCGAGCCTTCAAGAAGATTTTCAAGAGCTGGCACGATCCAGCAATTCAGAACCTAGACCCCAAGCTGCAGCCGTTGAAGTATATCAGCAGCGAAGCGGCAGGAAACAACACGATAGATTAATTGATTGAGCCTATGGGAGGACAGACAAGAAAGCAACTTATCACGGTTGGACAGTTCCGGGAACTGGCACGACCGACCAGCACGCACCTAGATGAGGATGATGTTAACGCATACATTCGGGAATGCGAAGATGCGAACATCATACCAGCCATCGGGTGGGAACGTTTCAAGGCAGCGACCGAGCAGGGAGAGTGGGGTGATTCGTTATTGCCCGATTTCCAGCCTGCGGTCTTCCTGGACGGTGGCGAATACACCACCAAGAAGGAGGGCAATTGCAGCCAAGACGAAACCAAGGTACAGAAGTACACAAGCGGAATACGCAAGGCACTCGCTTATTTCACGTATGCAAGACTTTTTCGTGCCGATGGCACAATTATAAGCCGAGCAGGTGGAATGCGCCACAGAGACGATTATTCAGACCATGTTCAAGATGTATCGAGCAACAAGCAATACAACGACATCATGGATATGGCAGAAAGATATTTATCCGATGCACTCGAATATCTCAAGGCATTCACCCCGGAAGGAGAGGTGAAGCCACAGCGAGGAACGAGGGCACACATCCACGCAATAGGAGATTAATATATGGCAACAATAGACGAAATTAAACAGCAGGCGGAAGCGGTAAAGAACGCTACGCAGGTGGGCGAGAACACAGCCGAGAGGGTAGGTGGTGCTCTCGCTGGTCTTGCGGATATTGCCAAAGCACAAGAAGACAATATCGGCAAGAAGGCAGACAAGGAAGAAATGAACCGTCTTCTGGCAAAAAAGGCGAATACGGCTGACGTTGATACAAAGTTTGCAGAAGAGAAGAAGCGTGTTGATGCTGAGCTGGCAAAAAAGGCGAATACGGCTGATGTGGACAGTTCTTTGAAGGAACTACAAAATACGGTCTTTCCGCTAGAGGTGTCTTTATCCCTTGACAAGCCTTTGCTAGAATATACTGGTAGTGAGCAGAGCATCAAAGCTACTTACTCTATCAAGCGCAAAGGTTCGCCAATCACGCCTACAGCATTGGCTCTGTCTGTTGATGGTTCTCTTGTTAGTATTGATGTAAAGCAAGCAGATACAGTTACTATCAAGGTGAATAAGGAGGGAGAAACGCAAATCATCCTCACCGCAAAGCATGGCGACCTCGTAAAGTCGGCAACAAACAAGGTTACGATGGTTCTGCCTATCTATTATGGATTCGGTACAAAGGAAACGGACATAGCCATTGCTGCCAATAAACTTTCGCCTCGTTTGTCTGCAAGTGGAACTTACGCAAAGACTTCGGCTAAGGACGATGTTAACTTCATTATCCTTGCGCCTAAGACTCTTCCGAAACTTACCAACTTCACGATGGGTGGTGCTCCTTTCGTAATGGAAACTTCTTCTGTCTCCATCAATGGCAAGGACTACTATATGTATAAGAGTGGTGGCGTTTATATGAGCGGAACCACTTTGAGGGTACTGGCAGGTTAAACAAAATGAAATTTCGATTATGGCAGAAACATTAAATCCGGCAATAGGCTATATAGGTAATGCCATTCGTAGTGTTGCGAAAGACCATATCACTTCTTTTGCGGAAGATACCTACGATGAGCATTTTCAGGAATACCAGGCTATTCTTAACAAGCTGAATGCCATCCAGGACGAAGAAGGCAATTTGAAGAAGACTCCATTCAAATACATCGTGAACGAAGAGTTTATCTTTGCCATGGTGGATGAAAATGATGTGTTCCTTGCAGGTATTCAGTGGGATGGTACGCCCAAGTTTGCCAAGATGGAGGAAAATGCTGGGCGTGAGATTTCTTCTATCAATGCTCAGATAAAGTATCT